GTAGTGAGAATGTTCTTAACACTATCTGCCCAATGATCCTGAGGGTCAATGTTCAATACTGCGTTCTTATCATCAGTGACATATGCAGTCAACAGCACCCTAGCAAGCAAATCGCAACTGTCACAGGCTTCTACAGAGCCGTGTGTAGTTTCGCCCTGCATGATAGCAGTAGCAATTGCCATATCATTGTCAGTGTGATACTTGATCACCGCAGGGGCGAGGCGCATAATAGAACCATTACCTGCGTCCCAAGAACCAGTGTTGTTCAATACACTACCGGTAGTCTCCCAATTTACGATTGCAGAACTAGTAGTAGCACCAATATCAAAGCAGCGACCGGTCGGGCTATTCACTCCTTCACGATACCACTTGCTAAAACGATTCAGTAAATCATTTCTATCAAGCTGAGGATGTTCAATCAGACTTTCAGCGAGACACAATGCCATGCTAGTATCATCTGTGAAATATCCTGCGGGAAGATTGAACGGGCCCTTACCTACCATATCAGTTACAGGTTCAAATGTGTCGCGGGCACGGAACTCAACTGTAGTACCTACAGCATCACCGATTGCGAGGCCCAAGAATGAACCTAAAAGCCTGTCTTTAACTTGCATGTATAACTCCTTTAATTATAAGTTATACACGTTTAGATGGAGCTTGTCAACCTATTTTTTTGACGTTAGCTTTTTTTGCGAAGAATACATCGCCGGTTGTAGAATCCTGAACCACTAACATAGTAACATCCATGTCAGTGACTTTGCCCTTCTGCCCATATGAAGCTAGAGAGTCGTTGGTTACTTCAACCATATCACCTAAATGAAATTCTGTAGGGTCGTTTGCATCAACCTTCTTGAGTGCAGATACGGGGAACGAACTAGCTGCGGTGTTACCATCAAGCCAAACACTAACAAAGCCATAGTTAGGATTTACTTGCGTAATCTTCCCCTTCATACCTATTAGTCCTGGAAACTCTGATACAACTTCAACTCTGTCATTGACTTCAAATTTAGGAGCAACAGGTTCGGTAACTTTTGGTTGTGAAGGTCCTTCAGTCTTTGATAAGTTACTTGTGTCATATGTCAATATATTATCTTCATCGCCGTAGTTGATGCGAACGCCAGCAAACTTACCATCGTCTGATACTGAGGTAATTGTTCCAGTATATCCAATGAATGAACTATTGTTATATGCGCTTGGGCCAGTTATCTTAACTGTGTCGCCCTCAGCTAACTTTGGTTGCTCTTGTGGTTTACCTACCTTCTCTAAAACGTCTGGCTGAAAATATGACCACTCATTTTCATCATTGTTAAAGATAACTGTATAATCGCCGTCATTGTCAGGCCCGCTTTCAATCTCACCTATGTCGCCGTAGAAGCCGCTTGACTTATCTAATATTTTAACTTTATCACCCATTGCAAATGCAGAAGCAGCAGTAGAATCTTGCTCAAGTTTTTTCATTCCGCCGGCCGGGACATATGTAATGTTTTTTCCTACTACAACTTTATAGTCACCATCTTCATCAGGACCTGCTGATACTGTACCTTCTTTGCCGTTGTATAAACTTTGATTATATTCAATCTTTACCTTGTCGCCTGACTTAAATTCTACTTCATCGGTTACTTTTTGGACCCAGTCAATGAAAGTTTTAACGCCATCTGATATGGTGAGGCTTTTGAATTTAATCCATTCTTTTCCGTTAGGATTCTTTCCTACTTCAATCACTTCGCCAGACTGCCCATAGTAGCTTGACTCGTCATTGATAACTTTGACGATATCTCCGACCTTAATGACATTAGTAGAATCAGAAGAATCTTGGTCAAAGTGTTCTAAATCCGACAAGTACACATCTGCTCGTGTTGTGCCAATATCTACTTCTGCTTTTGTACCGTTGCTGTATAGATATGTAATTTTACCAGAACTACCGGCGTACTCACCACTAGTAATCTTGACTGCATCTCCTAAGTGATACTCACCCGGTACTTTCTTCAATAATTCAGGTGGTGCGTTCTTTAGCAATACTAATTGATTGGGTTGAAAGTCTACATACATGCTTCTCTTTGGAAGATAGACTTCAATAGTTCCACTGCTGTAGATGAAGTTTACGCGGCCGCGCTCACCGTAGTATTCACTATCAGCATCACTAACAACAACATCATCATTGTTTTCAATAACAGGAGGTTTGCCCGCAAGATCCTTTTGAATTTCTTCATCACGTTCGGGAGTGTAGCTCTCTAGTTGATTCTTATATACAGTGCTATGATTACCTTTTGTATCAACTATCTCAATCTTACCGTTTGCATATACAAAATTAACAGTGCCAACTGTCCCGTATAATCTACTGTCAGGATCAGAAACAATGATCTTATCGTCTCTTTCATAGATAGGAATTGATCCATCAGGTAGATGGTATAATTCTACCTCATCTTTTGATATAGTAATGTCACCGGTCTTTTGAGTCAAGAACACTTCGTACTTGTCACCATATACATAGGTAATCGTACCTAGCTTACCCTGATGATTTCCAGCTAGTATTCTAACAACATCACCCTTGTCCAAGATATTAGGAACTTCACCAAAGTTTTCTGGAAGCTCAACATTATCAGTATTAATTTGCTCTAAGAACTTGAATAGTTCTCTACTATGTTCAATGTTAACAGCATAGTAGTTTCCCCTGACATAGATTTCTTTTTCTGAGAGAATTGCACTAAACAAATCTTGATCAGTGAACTGAAAATGTTCCTGAATACTTTTATTAGTTAAAACATTGTCTAATAAATCTTGTGCTTCCTCGGGTAACAATCCCTGATCAATTGCACTAGATACGCTTTCATAGTCACGATCATATTCATATCCACTGTAGAACAAATCGTCCGGGTTATATACAGGAAATGTAGATGGATCTTTGCTTTCAGCCTTGGCTTTCTTTACCATTTCTCTAAGTTTAGGAACCACTTCTTGGTCCAACAGGTCCCTTCTTTTATTATTGTCTAGGACCAAATCTTTTACTGTTTTACTCCATGTAAACTTGAATCCATCTACTGGAAACAATACGTACAATGAATGTCCATAACCGCTTGCCTGGCTTCTATCACCAGTAACAAACATGGCGTTTTCTCTATTAGCTTCAAAACCTAAGTGTTTGATGGTTCCGTTGACTAATTCATGCAAGTCTTGGTTGCTATCTTTGGGTTTACGTGATTCAAACGGTTTACCATACAATGCATCGTCACTTGATCTAATCCCTCTAAACAAAAACTTTTCTCGTTCAAAGTTGTTTCTGTTGAGTTCCTTGTAAACCTTTATAATCTCTTTGCAGTTCTTTGCTAGAGCCTTGAACAGATTGTCCATTTTAACAGGTCTGTCATTGACCTTAGACTTTTCAAACTCTATTTGATAAGCCTGATTGACTTTATCAATTTCACCATTCAACTTATCTTCAATCTGCTTCATTTCTGCCTTGAGTGCAGGAGGAAGATCCATGTACTTCATGCTATGCAATGAACTTTTGTACTTGTCAAGCTGGTTACTAAGTTTCTCCAGCTTCTTTAGTTTGAAGGAAATACCTTTTCGTTCACCGGGCTTTACAGGTGCTTCATCAAGTTTCATTAATTGTTCTAGTAGGTCTTTCATTAATATATTTATGCTAAATACATTATGCGCTTTAACGAATTCTCTCAGCCTCTAGACGAAGGCGTTCACGATCCGAATATTTTCAAAGCTGTCTTTATGGCAGGATCACCCGGTTCGGGAAAAACCACAATAGCTAATAAACTATTTGCTGGCACTGGTCTCAAGTCATTGAATGTAGATGATTTCTACAACTACCTAAGACAGTCTCAAAAAGCTACCGGCGATGCCGAGCAAGACTATTCTGCTGCTTGGGAAAAATATAGAATGAGAGAGCAAAACTATCTTGATGGTCGCTTAGGATTGATCATTGACGGTACCGGCAAGAACCCAAATGTCATGAATGATGTTAAAACAAAGCTTGAAGAATTAGGTTACGAAACTGCTATGGTATTCGTGAACACTACTCTTGATACTAGCCTTGAACGCACTACACGTAGATCACAAACACCCGGAAAAGACTACGGTAGACAGATTGATCCTAAGTTTGTTAAAGATACATGGCTTAGAGTGCAGAAGGGTTTAGGTCAATTGCAGAGTATCTTTGGAAATAGATTCTTCATTGTTGACAACAACAGAGGCGAACCTGATATTCAATATGTTCAGAAGTCAATGGACAAATGGCTAGGAGCTCCTCCCCAATCACACATCGCTAAAGAGTGGATCAAGAACGAGCTTCAAGCTAGACAGAAATAAATGGTGAACCCTGCTGGACTTGAACCAGCGACACACGGATTAAAAGCCCGTTGTTCTACCTACTGAACTAAGGGTCCACATTATTTTTGGTGCGCCCGGGAGGATTTGAACCTCCGGCCACCGCGTTATCAGCACGGTGCTCTACCCCTGAGCTACGAGCGCATTATTTTTAATTAGTTACAACAGTAACGTCATTCTGATCTACAGTAGTATTACCCTGCGGATCGCTGTGGGTTTCGCTAGTAGTTACTGTATTACCGCAGACAGTGAAGAAAATACGAGAAGGACGACTTTCACGAAAGCCCTCTACACGAACTTCTCCTGCATAGTGCAACGTGCAACCTGCGGGAAGAGAACCCTGAACTTTCATCATATCCGCTGACTGATCCTGCCTATTAGCAGAACAGGCCGTAAGAGCAAACATAGAAACAAGAACAATAGCAATCTTCTTCATACTTCACCTATTAATTGGAGCACCGGGTAGGAATCGAACCTACTTCACTTGCGTAGCGGATTTGCAGTCCACCGCATTCCCAATCTGCCACCGATGCATTAAACTTTATAGATTTGTTATATCAACATTCAGGACGAATGTCAACCGTTATTTTCAAAAAACTTGGCGGAGAGTGAGGGATTCGAACCCTCGGTACCTTTTACAGTACGTCTCGTTAGCAATGAGGTGGTTTCAGCCGCTCACCCAACTCTCCGTATCTTTATATATTTAGATGCTGTTTAGCGTTTTCAATATAACCTTCAATTCGTTCCTTACCGACAGGATTCATAGAGTGAACTACGTATCGGGGAAACTTAAAGCCATTGTCAGCACAATAATCAACTAACCATTTAGCACAATCATATCCAGTCTTTTCAGGACCATAATCGGCTTCTTTGCCTTCTGTTTCTGCAAGCATTGCAACATAGTGCTGGTCAGCAAGGTCATGATCAAAGCAAACGAACATAGGAACACCATACGTAGTTACTTGCTTTACAAAGCCTTCATAGCCACGAATGATATAGATTGTCTCGTACCGAGGGAATTGAACCCAATCAACTTTGTCGGGCATTCGCTCATCATCTAAAAACAGTACGTAAGACATTTATATTCCTAATAGTTGGCGGAAGCGGTGAGATTCGAACTCACGGTACCTTTTAGAGTACGGCAGTTTTCAAGACTGCAGGCATAAACCACTCGCCCACGCTTCCGTGTTAATATTTATGTAGAGGGAGAGACAGCAGACTTTTTCTGCTTGTACGAACGGTCGTATTCTCTACCTTTACCGTTATTCTTGCTTTTATATGTTGGCTGTTGCGAATCGCAGTTGCAGCACAACAATCTAAAGTTTTCAATTCTGTTGTCTGTGCTATCACCTGAGATATGGTCACAAACTAACGGAGCAGGATGCCCCATCCATTCTGTTATACCACACTCACTGCATTTATGCCCCTGGGTATGTATTAGATAATACTTCGCTGTTCTTCTAGCAGCAGGTTCTGAATACGCTGATAATGCGCCTGACTCTACTGCATCAATTACACGCTTTAGTACCTTTTCGGGCTGTTTTTTACCAGCATTCCAAGGAACTATACCCTTCTTAGCACCTGCATTAGGTGATCGTACTCTAGTAATCTTGTTAGGATTAGCAGCGCAAGAATTTTGGTGTGCTACTAAACCACCCTTATTACTGATTTCTCTCTCACAGAATTGACATTTCATCATTCGTCTCCTTAATACTATTTATGCATTAACGCAAATAAACAGCATTTAAGAGCGATTATCCACAAGAAAGATGGTGCTCCCGGCAGGACTCGAACCCACAACCTAGCCGTTATGAGCGGCCAGCTCTACCTTTGAGCTACAAGAGCATTTAAACTGGTGCGCAGGGCTGGATTCGAACCAGCGTAGCATTGCTGCGGCAGATTTACAGTCTGCTGGTATTAACCACTCACCCACCTACGCATAAAACTTTATAGAAACTGATGGAGCCAACCATCAGCAAAACTTTTTACCTCATCGTCTGCGGCAAAATATGCATCCACATCGTTGATTGCGTCAATAGTGTCAAGGATATCTTCATCATCAACACCTTGTTTACGCAAACTGTCTAGATAAGCAGTGAGACTAGGCGGAATTTCCTGCACTCCCTGTTGTTCTACAACGTTCTTCTTACCAAACTCAACATGAATTACATTGCTCATGATTGGCTCCTTGAGACTTAGTTAGGAGAAACAGTAGCTTCTGATTCTGCGCCAGTCTCTGTAGTAGCGCCATTATCAGCGCCAGCAGGCGCCTCAGTTGCAGGGGCCTCAGCAGGTGCTTCTTCCTTGCTGCAAGCAGCGAGAGTAGTAAATGCTGCAATAGCAGCGATAGTTGCGATCTTCTTCATATTCTCTTTTCTTTCTCTAATTGGTGACCCCTACGGGATTCGAACCCGTGTCGTTGCCGTGAAAGGGCAGTGTCCTAGGCCTCTAGACGAAGGGGCCAAATAATAAAAGTGTTTGAGGAGCTAACCGTGACTCCTCACGTGCCTATTAGGTAGCAACCCCATTTCATAAACTTGGTACGAGTAGCCGGACTCGAACCGGCACGTCCAAAGGACACAAGATTTTAAGTCTCGGGCGTCTACCTATTCCGCCATACTCGCATATCAAACTAAAAAATCAAATGATTTTTTGATATATGCTGCAAGGGAATCGAACCCTTTCACACCAGCTACTCAGTTGCATAGGAATCGAACCTATAAGAACCATCACAGCGTATATCAAAAAAATCAACAATGTCAAAGAACAGTCAATTGCTTGACTATGTTCTGAATATACGACATGTTAGGATGAATGTCAAGAAGTTTTTTCAAAAAGTTTGGCACAGGTGCCAGGATTTGAACCCGGACGAACGGTTTTGGAGACCGTCATGCTACCGTTAACATCACACCTGCACGAAATTTTAAAAGTGAATTACACCTGAGTCAATGACCGGATGCTCATCATCTGTGCGATCAACTACAGTATATGTAATCTTAGTTGTACCGAACTCCTTGAGCATTTCAGCAACATCTTCTAGCTGAAAGTCTTTGCAACTGTAAAGATCAAACTTATAGAAAGCTGGCTTGTCGTCCTCGCTCCCCCAAAAATGTATACTACTATGACTAGTAGTGATTCCTACCATTCCAGTAACGCCTTCGTTACCTTCATCATCACACCAGACGCAAATAGGATCAATTAGCACCTTCATATCCACTGCTTCTACCAAACGGAGAAACCAATCGTGAAGTGCGGGGACGAATGCAGGGCCGGGTGCCTCTGCTAGGTATCCTGTGATAAGGACATGCTTATTAACTTGAGCCAACTCATAAAACCTTTCGTTTCAATTTTACTGTCAGACAGCGAAATAATATTTATCACAAAAGGAAAAACTACAGATATTAAATCTGTAGTTCTTCTTGAATATGGTACCTCGTGACGGGATTGAACCGCCGGCCTTGACCGTGTAAAGGTCCTGCTCTACCGCTGAGCTAACGAGGCTCTATATATGGTCGGGAATGTAGGATTCGAACCTACGACCCCCTGCTCCCAAAGCAGGTGCGCTACCAGACTGCGCTAATCCCCGTACTAAACTCTGTGTAGCATTTTAGACTGCGCTACACGACAGTGGGGCTATCACCCTCGCCAGATACTTTTTGAGGAAGTATCAAACCTATCTTTGGTGGAGAATAGCGGGATCGAACCGCTGACCTCCTGAATGCAAATCAGGCGCTCTCCCATCTGAGCTAATTCCCCATGAAACTATTTATAACTTACTAATATCCTCAAACAAAAAGAATGGCGACCCCGGCAGGGCTCGAACCTGCAACCCCAAGTTTAGAAGACTCGTACTCTATCCAGTTGAGCTACGGGGCCAATCTCTAATTCTTTATCAATATAGTATGTCTTAAAGGAAAAGTCAACAGTTTTTTGCCGTTGACTTAACCTTTTTTGTATGGTGCCCGCAGACGGATTCGAACCGCCGACCTACTGCTTACAAGGCAGTTGCGCTACCAGCTGTGCCATACGGGCAATATTTGGCTCCCTGAGTAGGATTCGAACCTACGACCAATTGATTAACAGTCAACTGCGCTACCGCTGCGCCATCAGGGAATGAACTGTTTGAACTATTTAATCTGCTTATAGCAGCTTGACAAATAAATGTCAAGCCGCTAATTGCAAGATTCTACTGTGCTTTGGGACACCTGAAATCAAGTAGTCCATCTGATCTGCAAGAATACTGCGATTCTGCAAAATCAAACTCTCATAGTGATTCGGCTCGTAGGGGACATATCTCAATTCCATACCCGATTCCTTAAGAGACTTACAGCCCTTCTTTTGGTTACAGTTAAAGCAAGCAGTAACAACGTTCATCCACGTGTCCTCACCACCGTGGTAACGAGGAACAATGTGGTCACGACTCAAATCATACTTGCTTACAAAGTGCTTTCCACAGTAAGCACAGATATGACGGTCACGGGCGAACAGCGTATGATTAGTCAGAATGACCTTGTTGTGCTTCTTGAAGTCGAAGCCGTTACCCTTGATAGCGATAATGCTCGGAGTTTCAAGGTAGCTACGAGTACCATCGTCTCTATAACCACCGTTGTATCTAGCAATTACATCACCTAATGACCAGGCTACCAGGTTCTTTGCGTGATACGCAATTGCTTCGTCGTGGGAAACCCACGAACGCGGGATACCCGATATGTCTAAGGCTAGTACTGCCATGTTATGCTCCTGTCTGTAAAAATATTTAGACTGTCATTATTATATACACTATGATTGGACTTAATGCAACCATAATTTATAAATACATTATCAGCCTTGTAAAAAACTGGTGCCCAAGAAAAGACTCGAACTTTCACGGGCTTTCGCCCACAACGACCTCAACGTTGCGTGTCTACCATTCCACCACCTGGGCAATTAATTTGGTACTCCTGCTCGGATTTGAACCGAGACCGTCCCCTAATCTGGGCTCCGGGATATAAATCCGGCCGCTCTACCGTTAAGCTACAGGAGTATTAGATTTTAAATGTGAATGCAAAACTAAGCGTGTTATCTTCACGCCAGTCTTTCGTGTACAAGTCTTGAATTGAAAAACTCGTCTTCTCTGAAAGCTTGTATTTTATTTCTGCTCTATTCTGAATGAAGGTTCTTGAACCCTGCTCAATCAAAAATTGATTGCTTACAGTAAGCTTCTTGTTTAACTTATGACTAATCCATAAGCTTTCACGAACTACTATGTCGCTATATCCACCTGTACCGTGCTTGTAACCTACACTAAGTTCATTAGATATTCTAGTTCTATCGTTCTTTACGATTCTAAACCCGTGTCCGATGCTATAAACTACTTGATCTTCTGCAAATGTTCTAGGATCATGTCTATAGCGAATACCGACTTGAACATAATGGTCGGGATGAATGTCCTGATTGATCTTAGCAAAAGCGTTGATCTGCTCTCTAGAAGCTACGCCATTACTACTCTTGTATAGAATGTCACTTTCAAATGAATATTCTCTAGGACCTGTGTCAGTAACATGTTTGAAGGCTCCAGTGAGTACGATGTTATCATCATTGATAATCGTGCCACCTAACGAACCTGATGTTTCTCTCTCAACCTGTGCATGTGCAGGGAAAGAGAATAGTAATGCTATTGCTAAAATAAGTTTTTTCATTATTGTCTCCCACATTACTATTTAGTAATATGGTGCTCTATACAGGAGTCGAACCTGTTATCTCCGGGTTACGAATCCGGCGCATCGCCAGCAATGCTTATAGAGCATTGAATATATTTATAATGGGCCTGTCACCACAACATTGACAGCATTACCGAGAAATTAAAGGGCCCTCTCAGTAGGGTACGTTGTTGAAGTCGTTGTCAGGCGGTTTCTATGTTGCGTACTTGCACCGTCACCCTTTACAAAGATTCAAACGGCCATTCTAGCCTCTGTGACTATTACTTCCAACACCCATTACAAACTTGATGTAGCGACCCAGCTTCCGTATGTACGTGCGACTTCTGGGATATACCGTACAGCTACGCTACAAACTCTAAATGCAACGTTGGGAATCGAACCCAACTCCTGGCCTCTTGATGCCTACCCATCCTTCCGGACTCTCGGACTTCCTGTGCTACCATTACACCACGCTGCAATATTGGTGCCCCGAGAGGGACTTGAACCCCCACGCCCGAAGGCAAAAGATTTTGAGTCTTCCGCGTCTACCGATTCCACCATCGGGGCAATAAACTAGGCCCGGGATTGTTATACTGCATACGGGCGGCGCAGTATCGGTTCAGCAGTTTGGGTTCTATGTTAAGTGACCCTCATAGTGTGCCTTGAAATAACACTCCGGAATGTTATCTCTTCCGATTTCTGAAACTTGGTACGGATGAAGGGACTCGAACCCCCACGATGTGAATCGCCAGGACCTAAACCTGGTGCGTCTACCAATTCCGCCACATCCGCATGTTAACTCTATTTATAACCACCACAATAGACTTTTAGGTAAATCTTGTGGTCTGATCGTATACCATATAGGCAACGTATATCTTAATCCGTTACTAACTTGTGTAACACCATGCTCAAGTTTATGACCATTATATGCTACAATCCTACCGGGTTTGGGCTGAACTTCAACTCGTTCCCCGTTACTCTTGTTAATAAACGTGTGTCCCCCATCAAAATCATCATTAAGATAAAGAACGCTAGTGCAAAGCCCCCATTCACCTGCTTGCATATCAAAGTGAGCCATATGCTCATTCTGCCGGCACTCAATGTGGGCACGTTGAACCATTAGATTGTCAGGTACATGTTTCATTATAAGAGAAACTTTCTCTTTAATAAAATCATCTACTGGCTTACGTGTATAATGAGGTACAATCGCTTTGAAAGGATAGTTATATCCGTAATCTGTTCCTAACAGAGAACTTGAGTAATAGTCTATCAAGCTATTACAATCCTCAATGCTCAAAACATCATCAATGATTGTTACTTCATCATCAAACATAATGTATTTACTCGCCGTGACTCGTATCTCAAATTAAGTCACTGGTAGTCTCTCTCAACTACTGCTACGGCCTTCGGGTACACTCTCGCTCGGATTGAGAATAGAGCAAGGTCACATACGGCATACCGTACACACACGAGTAAAATCTGGTGCACGGAGACGGGCTCGAACCGCCGACACTCTGGGCTTCAACCAAATGCTCTACCAACTGAGCTACCCGTGCAAAAATTATCACAATGTCAAAGAGCATAGAGAGCGAAACTAACTAAGACTTTCCGACGCTCTCTATGTTCTCTTTATAGCAGGTTCACTATGTTATGTCAACCTTTATTTTATACCTGGATCAACCAAACCTAACTGATCAAATGCCCAAGCTCTTTCATTACACCTATTACACCCATTGCATCTACCATCTATATTGTATACGCAACTATGTGTCAATAGAAAAAGCTGTTCAATATTCAACTTTGTTATCATATCAACGACATGTGCCTTTGTCAAATCTTTAAGAGGATTTTTTACAAATTCCTTATCTACAGGAACATATGGAGTAGGAACACCATGCAGTGCATGTTCAGCTAATATCTTTATATGCCCCATATAAAGTATGTTGCTAGGTTCTTTTAGAACTACACTCATACCTTCTGCTACTTGAAGATTACTATCTGTACTAACTATCGGTATGTAGTTGGTAGTTGTTCTGTCAGCTTGCAGCGTATCATGCACGTAGTCTATTACCAACTGTGCATGATTTTTAGAACCATCTTGTCGCTCTAATGTGTATGGAGTAACAACGTATCTATCATCTTCTAGTGAAAGCTTTTTCACGAGATAATAGAGCAGTGCGCTATCTAGTCCACCGCTGACTAAAACTGCAATTCTTCGTCTAAGTAAAGACAGTTGCAGTTTAAAAGCAGTGTTATCATACAGCAACAATTCTATTTTAGGAGTCATGTATCTATTTACATTTAGAAACTGCTGCTGTCAGTATTATTTGGTAGCCCGAACGGGTTTCGATCCCGCTTCTTCTCCTTGAAAGGGAGGTATCCTAGCCACTAGACGACCGGGCCATGTATTGGTGGAGCCTAAGGGAATCGAACCCTTGACCTTTTGTCTGCCAGACAAACGCTCTCCCAACTGAGCTAAGGCCCCGAATATTTTTACCTGTACGTTTCTGCTACGTTAAATATCATATAACGGAGAAACGAATGAAAATTGCAGTAGTAAGCACCGGCAGAAGTAGATGCACTTTAGTAGCACTTTATCTGCATGAACTTCACCGCGAAACAGAATATTGCAGAGAGTATTATACAGAATTAAATTGGGAAGGCAAATCTGATTTAGTAAGCCTTACCGAAGAACTTATGCAAAAAGAGAATTTTGTCATTAAGATAATGTCATGCAATCTTTATGAAGGGTATGACCCATCGGTTTTTAGATTTGAAGAATATGACGAACTTCATCTAATTGAGCGCCACGACTTTTTTGAACAAGCATGTAGTTGGCACATAGCGCGCCGAACTAATTTATATCATTTACGAAATGATATAGAAAATAGTGGTGCCAAAGAGTATGATGGCGTAAGAAAGCTAAGAAGCAAAGTGACCTTAGGCAATATCAAAGAAGGTGCAGAATATGTTGATACATATATTAAGTTTAAGCGTTACATAATAGAGAACAATTTAAAATTTACATTGCACACATATGAAAGTGCTAAGGAATTTGATAAGAAGCAAAGCGTTACTGAGGATAGCAATCTTAACTACAATGAACTCATAACCAACTATCACTTAAAGGATGAGGTTAATGCATTGTTCAATGAATGCTTTTCATATGAAAACTTAACCAGCGATTTAGTAACATTTAAACGAAAAGTCAGTGAAGTGAAAGGACTTCGTTCTCTACAAAGCTTTGCAAACAAAATGACTAAAGTTTGGAATGAGTGAGGGTTCCCAATCAATCATCGCATAAGCGGCTTTTTTACAGCTATACCCACAACGCTCTAACCTCTTAAACTCTCGGGGGAGTTGCACTGTCCCCCTTCCTCCACAAAGCTATTGTGCAACGCTTCATAGAGAGTACCTCTTTAACCTGGTCGGGAAGACAGGGATTGAACCTGCGACCTCGGCGTCCCGAACGCCGCGCTCTCCCACCTGAGCTACTTCCCGTTGTTATTCTTTAATCTATCAAATGCACGTTTCATCCGTGCTTTAGTTTCTTCTGCTTCTTTACCTTTGAGAACCTTTACGCCCTCAAACACACGGTTACTCGTGTAGTTGCTAAAGTCGGGTAAATCAGACTTCATAATGATTTCCTTTAAGTGGTCGGGGTAGCCGGATTTGAACCGACGACCACTTGTCCCCCAGACAAGTGCGCTACCAGGCTGCGCTATACCCCGTTGAAATGGCCGCCCGCATTATGTTTCATGCTACTAGAACCATATAAACAGTATGTCATAGCAGCGCAGGCGATAAGTTAAAAATGCAGTTTAGGCGGGCGGGATTCGAACCCGCAAGGGCCAGTTGTGAAACCGGCGTGTCTATCCACTTCCACCACCGTAACGTTCGTCTAAACTGCATAATATTGGCGGAGTCGGTGGGATTTGAACCCACGGTACCCTTGCAGGTACAACACCTTTCCAGGGTGTCACAATCGGCCGCTCTGTCACGACTCCAACTGTTTAGCTTAGTATGGATAAATCCATTTTTTATTCTTGAGTTTTGCTTGAATGTTAGGATGCTCTACTACCATCTTAATAGATGATTTTTGCCAAGAGGGTAATTTACTCTTAGGGTCCTTCAGTTTCTTAGCAGAATTAATAAACTTATGTGATAGATTCCATAAGTTATTTCCGCCGCCTTTACCATGTAAGAAGCCAAACAATTTTACATACCCATGAAGAACAACGTGACAATCGTGACACAACTGCACTAAATCCTCATACCTTTCGTTGCCGTAGTATCGCTTATAGGTGTGATGATGTAGTTGTAGAGCGGAATCTACGCAGTGACAAAGTTCGCATTTAGCAGTTTTATTATTTTTAAAATAAATTGACCACCACCATTTCTTCTTAGCTACCCATTCGGTACTTTTTAAATATGCAAATCGTTTGGGGGTATCAAGAAGAATAGTAATATCAGTGTCGTTTTTTGTTCGCCATACCTTAGATGATAGAATCCTAGGGCGATTGGCGCCTTTCTTTTCGCTGATTAGGGCTTCTCTTAGTTTTTTTAGCTTATCTGACATTCATCTATTTACATTGATATGGCGCGCCCGCTATTTTTCTATACTGGGGCTACTTTCGGAAGGTAGTCCATACATACGGGCGCATAAGAAGGGGGCAGCGGTAACGTTTGTTCGTCACTATTGTAGTGGGTATCACTCGCCGCCATAAGTTAAATTCCGAGAAACTGCATTACTAGCTTGAAGGGCCAGACATGTTCCCAGAGAAAGTGTTCTAGTGGATAGCTGATAGTTACGCCAATCCAAAATCTATAATCAGTAATCAAATTTGAACACGAATTCATACAACGAACTAACAGTCCAGTCTTCTTATCTTCGTGATAATGAGGTTCTTGCAATGGCATAAATTATCCTTAAAAATGGTACACCCTATCTGGTTTGAACAGATGACCTTCGCTGAGTCAAAGCGATGCTCTACCGCTGAGCTAAGGGTGCATGAAACTGGGGTGAAGGAGGAGGATCGAACTCCCGACATGCGGTACCACAAACCGCCGCTCTACCACTGAGCTACCGACACCATAATTGGCATACCCTGTAGGAGTCGAACCCACGCTGCCTGGGTTGGAACCAGGAGTGCTACCGTAACACTTAGGGCATATGAATGGCTGTAACGCAAGTATGGGCCATTGACGAACAATGAAGCATTGGTTACAATTTAAACGGGACACGTACCATAAGAAACTGGCTGACTAAGTAGGACTCGAACCTACATAACCTTCGTTAACAGCGAAGTGCATTACCATTATGCTATTAGCCAATGAAACTGAATGTGTCTTAGCCCCACCGCGCATGACACTGAATATGGCGCCGGTCCATATTCCCCCAACTGGTGCAACCAAAAGGACTTGAACCTTTAACCTTCGGTTTCGTAGACCGATGCTCTATCCAGTTGAGCTATGGCTGCGTGAT